CCATGCTTATTAATCCATACTGGGGCAAAACCATGATTGAGTTGCTGGGCGGGCGTAAGTTTTTACTGGCAATGTTCTCCCTGGTCAGCACTACCACTCTCGTCTGGTTCGGCCACATTTCCGACGGTGTTTACAGCGCGGTCATCATTGCAACTTGTGGGTCCTATTTCACGGGCAATGTGGCGCAAAAGATCGGCACAAAGCCGGTTATCTAAGTTTTAATCCCGCTATTTGGGGCGTCTAATTTCCTGCTGCATAATTTCCTTTCGTGTTGGCTAACTATGTAGCGATGAATTTATCGCACCAAAACCATCCCAAATATCTCGACGCGCTTCATCAAACCACCCGTTGTACTGGCCCGGGTCCGAACGCAGATCCAGCTCAAAGAGGCCCTCAACAGCTTGCGTACACTGAACTCCGACCTCGAGGCCGAGGTCAGAAAGCGCATGCGAGAGAACCGGATCGTCGAAGATGTCGCGATGCGGGCACTTGCCAGCCTCGCGGAGACGCGCGACAACGAAACCGGCAACCACATCCGGCGCACCCAGGGTTACGTCAGTCTGTTGGCCCACGCTCTGGCCAAACAACCCCGTTACATGGCGACATTGAGCATCGACACCATCGATTTGCTGGTCAAGGCCGCACCCCTTCATGACATCGGCAAAGTTGGTATTGCCGATCACATCCTGAACAAGCCAGGCCCGCTGACTGCCGACGAGTGGCAGACCATGAAGCAGCACACCGTGATTGGGGCCCGCTCGATCGAGCAAGCCCTGATCGGGGAAGCAGACCATACCCCGCTGGCATTTCTTCATGTCGCCATGGAAATCGCTCGCTCGCACCATGAAAAATGGGATGGCACCGGTTATCCGGATGGCCTGCAGGGTGAGGCCATACCAATCTCGGCGCGACTGATGGCGCTGGCCGATGTTTTTGACGCACTGATCTCGCGGCGCGTGTACAAGGCGGCTTTTTCCCACGAAGAAGCCAGGCGCGTCATTCTCGAAGGCCGCGGGCGCCATTTCGATCCGATCCTGGTGGATATTTTTGCAGCACGGTTTGAAGACTTCGTGGCCATTGCCAGACGCTACGCGGACGAGCACACCAGTCGCTGAGCCCCAGAGCACTTGCCCTTCACCCACAAGGCCGCACGGCAGAAGGAAAACCCATGCGCTCCCATCTGAACACCGGCTGGACCGTGGCGCTCATCGCCCTTGCCCTGGTCATCAGCGTGATCTTCCTGGGCGTGCGTCAGGATTGGGCCACGCCCACACATTCGCCCGCCGAAGAAAATGCCCGACCCGAGGTCCGCA